AATTTAAACAATAATGTACTAAATCCTACAATATGGGGTCCTCATTATTGGTTTGTATTATATACAATTGCACTCAGTTATCCTAATAATAGCAATGATTCAACAAAAAAGAAATATTATGACTTTATAACAAACTTACCTTTATTTTTACCAATTAGTGATATTGGAAATGTATTTAGCCGATTTTTAGATGCTTATCCTGTTACACCATACTTAGACTCCCGCGAGTCATTTATAAAATGGGTTCATTTTATACATAATAAAATAAACACTTATTTAGGAAAACCCGAAATAACATATTACGAAGCAATGAATAAATATTATGAAAACTATAAATTGCAAGAACTAAAGAAAAATGACGACCGTAAAAATAAACAAAAATACATTTTTGGAAGCTTGGTAGTGTTATTAATATTAGTAATAATTGCAATAACTATTAAATATTAATATAATTATTATATTTATTATATTTAATTAACTATAATAAATAACATTAGCTATGAAATTAGAATTGCTTATATTAACTATAACAGGTTTTGTATTGTTAAATACATATTTTGAAGGTAAATTAATACAAAAACTTAAAAGTTACGAAAAATATTATAAAATGGGATTAATTGCTTTTGTTGGATTATGCATATATTTATTTATTAAAAAAAATCCCGCAAATTATAAAGATTTTGTTCATAATACAAATGGGTATATTAAATATTTACCAATAGATAGAAATACAGCAAGCTTTATAACTCCTATTATTGATTTTACATCTAAATCAATAAGTAACGAATTAAACAGCAATTATAATTTAAGTAATGGAACAAATATTAGAGAGTCTCAAAATTTACATAGGTCAATTAATACTAATTTGACAAAACAGCAACAAAAAATATTACAATCAGGAAATACTTCAACAAAACGAAGCGTGAGCGAAACAAAAAAGAAATATGTGGCAGCATCACAAAATTGGCATTGTAAAGACTGCCAAAAACAATTACCAGCATGGTTTGAAGTAGACCATGTTATTAAACTAGAATATGGTGGGTCAAACTCTATTACTAATTTAGTAGCTTTGTGTAGAGATTGTCATGGCAAAAAAACAGCATTTGAAAACTTATAATCAAAACTTATAATCAAAACTTATAATCAAAACTTATAATATTGTTTTTGACAAACTTAGTAATTTATATTAGTAATTTATATTATTAATATTATTTAATATGGCACAAATATTAAAAACAAGTTATAGCTTGGTTAGTACCATTTCAGATAAAACAGTGGCATTTCTTAAAAATAGTCTAAATATTTTTCTTGATACAATAGTTAACGGAATAAAATTTAAAAAAAATGAAACAGGTAGTTATGTATATTATTACTATAAATACATAACTGTTATATTAATAGCTCTAGTATTTGGACTGCTATATTATTTAAACACTTATCAAAATTTATTTGGAATAAAAAATACACAATATGAAATATTAGGAGCTCTAATATTATTAGGTATTGGAATCTTTTATTTTCTTTTTTTAGTATTTAGAAATAATAACAATAGCACAATTTTTGAAGATGATAGATTAAAACTAGACAATAACGCACAAAAGAATTTAAGTTCTAATAGTTATTATGATACAGATTATAATGTAGATAACATTAGAATCAAAGACACATATACAAAACCATTATTAACGTTGTTTATGTATATTGGGTTATTATTTTTTATATTAATAAGTGTATTATATATTGTTAATTATATATTGTATTCACAAAAAAATAGTAATTCATTTAGTATTACGCAATCAATTATAAGTTTAACAATTGTAGTTGTTATATTAGCAATTATTGCCGCAATTTTTTCAATAAAGTCATCAAATGCAAGTGAAGATTGCATTAATGAAGAAACGAGTTTGCTAATGTATAATTACACTTGTATTATTAAAAAAGTAATTTTTTTCATACCTTGTTTATTGGTTATTGCTATTGATGAATTAAATAAAGATATTAAATTAACACCAAACGCTGTATATTTATTACTTTTTATTTTACTATTTCTTATAACATTATTATTTATTGTACCATTCTTATTTAATTATTCTAGAACATTAAACAAGAGCAGTTTATTAAAAGGAACAGGACCCTACTATTTAAACGAAATGAAAGTTATTGGTATTTATCAAAATCTTAATAAAAATGTTAATGCTAGCGTGGATGTTCCAGTACCAAAAAATGATGTTGAAACCATTAGTCATATAAAAAATCCCATTGATGCTTTATTGAACAATTTAAATTTAAATAAAAAAGAAACAACAATATTTAGTACATCCGAATCTGACAGTTCAAAACTAATTAGTCCTGAAAGTAAAGAAGTAACCAAACAAACACAAGAAAATACTAGTGATACAAAAGGTTACAATTTTAAATTATTTAAAAATGATTATAACGGTGTTTACAATATAAAAACAAGTTTTTATGACCCACCCACAGTTGTTAAAAAATTTCCATATAATTATTCATACAGTATAAGTTTTTTTGTGTATATTAATCCACAACCATCAAATACATCAGTTGCTTATAATAAAGATACTGAAATATTTAATTATGCATATAAACCAGTAATATATTATAATGGAAAAACACAATCTATTATTATTAAATCTAGAACATTAAATAATAAAGGAGACCAATTAGATACTATATATGAAGGAAAAAATATAAAACATCAAAAATGGGTGTTTTTTGTTATTAATTATGATAATAATAATATTGATATTTTTATAGATGGCAAATTGGTTGGTTCAAAAAAAGACGTAACCCCATATTTTAAAGGTGACAAAGTAACAATAGGAGAAAATGAGGGAATACATGGAAGTATAAAAGAAATAAGCTATTATGATAGTATTAAAACTCCTCAAACAATTGAGCTATTATATAATTTATCAGGAAACAAATAAAACAAAAACCAACAATGTTTAGTTACTATTTTATATTTAAATATTTTAATATATTAATATTTTAATATATTAATATTTTAATATGGGAGTATTTAATATTATTATTGTTGTAATTTTGATTATTGTGGTAATATGGGGACTTCGCAATTTGTTTTTTAAAACAAACATAATTTATGATGCTATGTGCGATGCAGCAGCTCCAGTATCATTGCAAAATACAGTTACTTCAATGTTTGTATCAAATAGCAATGTAATAATGGCAAAAGATATACCAGAAAATAATTCATCTAATTTTACACTAAGTGTTTGGTTTTATATAGATAATTGGGGAAATAACATATCAAATGAGAAAAATGTATTGTATATGTCGGTGGATCCAAGTGCTCCAACATTACCAGAACTATCTTCGGTATTAACCGGTCTAAGTACTAAAGTAGAAAAAGATATTAGTATAAATCAACTTAAACCTAAAAATATTAACATTGCTTTAGATAAATATGAAAATAATTTATTAATTGATATTGAAACATATTTAGACAAAAATTCTGGGTCTATTTCTAGTAGCGCGAATGCCAATAAAAGAAATTATACAAGATATAAAATACCAAACATTCCTGTTCAAAAATGGAACAACTTAACATTAAGTGTTGATGCAAGAACATTAGATGTATATTTAGATGGAAAATTGCGGAACTCATTTATAATGCATGGATTATATAAAAATTATTACAGTACAAGTGAGAAAAAAAATATATATATAGGAAATATGTCTCAAGGCACGAATGCTTCAAATAATAACGGTACAAATAGCGGATTTGAAGGCTATATTACACGAATTCGTTATGAAAATGATTCTATAAATCCACAAGAAGCATACAATATTTATAAAGAAGGAATTGATAAATCATTAGCAAAATCATTATTTAATAAATATAGATTAAAAGTAAGCTTTTTAGAGTATAATAAAGAAAAAGGCAGTATTTCAATATAAATTATATAATTTATATAATATTAATATATATAATTTTATATATTAATATAATGAATCCTCCGGAAAGTATATTTACTAATATTAAAAAAAATATAGACGCAGTAATTCCATATAGTGCTGAAGCTAGGTTAAAATCAACAAATGACTTCTTATCATCAAATACAATGATAGCAAAAATTACATTTTTATTAGCAATAGTAGTACTTTTTTCGTTCTTATTTTATATTGGAAGTAAACTATTATATTATTTTTTTTCACCATCGGAAACGCCTTTTTTAATATATGGATTAAAAGATGGAACTGAAGGAGTAACTATTACACAGTCTTTAGGCGAAAGAGCATCAATCCCCATTTTGCGCAGTAGAGATGAATATGAAGGAATAGAATTTACTTATTCATTTTGGATGAATGTTAGTGATACAGATTACAAAGAATCAATAGATTTTAAACACGTATTTAATAAGGGGTCTTCTCCAAATTCACAAGGAGAAGGAGGTTCCGGATTATTTGGACCAAATAATTCTCCCGGTGTATATTTATATAATGGAAAAAAAAATATGAGTGATGATTTACTAGATAAATTCCCTCTTTTAGGTATGTTAGTTAGAATAAATGTTTTTCATAATAATGAAAATAACAATAATTCTTATTATGATGATATATATGTGGACGGTATTCCTATAAAAAAATGGGTATGTGTAGTAATTAGAGTAACATCGCAAAATATTGTTGATATTTATATTAATGGTAATTTAACAAAGCGGCATAAATTATCAAATATTATTAAGCAAAATTATGATAATTTATATGTAAATTATAATGGAGGATTTGACGGTGCTATTTCCAATTTAAAATATTATAATTATGCTATAGGAACTTTTGAAATTAACTCAATTCTGTATAAAGGTCCTAATCTTACAACAAGTAAAAAAAGTAATCTCAAAGATACAAAAGCCGATTATTTATCTTCAAATTGGTATTTTAATAATACGGATATAATATCATAAATAGTAATATAATAATATATATAAGATTATATAATAATATATAAGATTATATAAGATTATATAAGATTAATTATGATTAACTAAAAAATTATTATATAATAATATATAAGATTAATTATGATTAACTAAAAAATTATTATATAATAATATAATTAATATATAATTTTTTATGTCGCTACAATTAACTGCTTCACAAAATAATTATATTATTTTAACACAAAATAAGATAATGACTGCACATCAAGGTGTAAAAATATTTATAAAAACACGGGTTGTTACGCCCCAAAAGAGTGCAGAACTATATAGTCGCTTATATAATTCGCCCAATTATACTAATAATATAATATTAAATTACAAATTTAGTAATGCTTATAATTGTTTATTAACAATAAATAATATTAAAAATAACATTAAATTTCTTTTTACTGATAATACTAATAAAAAAAATGGCAAAATATTATTTGTTAAAAATAATAATGTAGCTAACTACAAGTTAAATAATAATTATTTAATATTTGCAACAGATAATGAGGTTACAAGGTCAGATTCTAAAAATTTAACTTTTCACTTAAATTATTATTTTAATAATGTTATAATAAATAATAACATTTTTAATAATTTTAATACTATTAGTGGAACAACTAATTATACTTATGATTATTATAAACTAAATGTAAAAGACTATATATTGAGAGATTATAGCTATAATTTTTTTGTTTCTAGTATAGGTAATGATATATGTTATAATAAATTAAACTTTAAAATAAGTGCTATATCAGAAGATTATTCTTCTAATCTTTATATAGATGTTTGTTCAAACAATTTTAATAGACTTTCTGATATTTCTAATATATCAAAATTGGTAAAATACAATAATAACACTACTTCTTACCCTATATATAACAATATATACAATAAATATTATGTTTATAATAAAAACATAAATTATGATGTTATTCTAACTTGTAGCGGCAACACATTAACAATAAGTTTTGACACTTTTTTGATTAAGACAAATACTTTTGAAATAGCAAAAAACGCACAAAGCAAAATTTTGTTTGATACCAATAATACTATATATTTTTTAAATGTGCAAGTTTCTACACCATCAAAACCAATTGTTGAAAAATTAACCAAACCACATATTGTTTATTTATCACTTGGAAATTTTAGAACTGGTCTTGTTCAAAGTGATATATATAATCATATAGCTTTAACACCTAATATGGAAAAAGTATATTTTAAGGAAAACATAACTGCAAATGTTATTAAAAACCCAATTAATGTAGCAAAAAAATATTCTACACTTATACCATACTTAGCTAACCACTATTTATATGATATTGAGTTGTCAGCAAATATACTTTTAAAAAGTGTTACTATTAATACTATTTATACAAGTATAAATAAAATTTTTACTGTTAATTTTAGTAATTTTTTTGACCTCTCAAATTTAAGAAATTATTATAATAATTTCAATAATCTTGCTTTTATTACTACTGTAAGCAATAATATTATTAGACCTGTTGTTAATTATTTTGATAGTTTTAATAATTACAATATTAATTCAATTAGTTTTGATATAGTAAGCGTAACAAGTGCTAACTTATATACTAGAAATTCTACAGCTCAAACACTGCTAAACTCATATTACACTTTAATTGAACCTGCTCTTTTAGATGTAAGATTTAATTATGATAGTTATTTTTATACAAACTTTACTTTTAATATTCTTTATAATTATCCAACTAAATATGAAATAATCAACACTTATGTTATAAATTTTGGGTGTTTAATTTATACAACACCAGCTCGTGATTTTACAGATATAGAGTGTATATATATATATCACAATCCAGAAACAGATCCAAATCCCCTTTATAGATATCCGTATAATAACATTGAAATTATTAGAGACCCTAGTAATATTGATACGTTGGCAAAAGCAATTGAGCTTTTACCAGGAGCAAGTAGTTCAACATCAAACAGTATAATTATTCCTGAGAAAAATGGGAGTAATTTATCACGAAAAATGATACAAGGGCTTATTGGATTAAACAATGTTCCAAAATTATTATCAATTAAACCATATGATGAAAATGTTATTGTTGGTCGTGGTTTTGTTAATCAATATCAAATAGATAATACGTGTATAACCACAACAGAAGACATAATAAAAAATAAAATTAATGCTAACAAACATAGTTCAGCAAAAGATAGTCGAACTTTTACAACCAATAAATTAGGAAAACAAAATTTTGCTAATTTAGTTAGGTCAAATAGACGAAATAGACTATCGCAACAATGTATAGAAGATTTAAGAGAAGACATACGCAACAACACCCCTTTAGCAACACAAGTAAATTATGCTAATATTGTTCCTTATACACCTCGTTTTAAAATATTTAAAACAGGACAAGGTCATTATTTATAATATAATAAACAAACAAACAAACAAACAAACAAACAAACAAACAAACAAACAAACAAACAAATAAACAAACAAACAAACAAACAAACAAACAAACAAACAAACAAACAAACAAATATGTTATAA